CATCAGTACTTGGCGTTCCCCCTGCTTTTGCACTTAAAGCCCCATTATCAGGGCAGGTTATATTGACCTCTGTAAGGCCAGTTATAAGACCTGTAAACCCAGATAAAGTGTAAACACCAACTAAACCGTATGAAGGCGTTACTGTAACCCCTAAAGTGTTTATAAGCTCAACTAAAGTAGGGGCGCTCGTTCCTGTTTGTGATATTTGCGCCTTGTAAACTTTAGGTTGTATAGCACCACCTCCACCACCAACTGCCTCAATACCAGTTGAGCTTCTAGTGTAAACAATCCCCGTATCTGTATCTTGATACTGCTCACCTTCGTAGATGTCTGTTGCTATCCAATCTCCATTTCTATGGTCTGCACTTACAGGTACAGTTGGAACTCCACTACCTTGCTTTATTACTATTCTTACATTTTCATCTTTGCACATATTATCCTCTTATTATTTTACTGTTTTGTGATGTTCCACTATATCCTCCTATTATAACTCCCGTATCTGTACCTACTCCATCTGGACTTGAAAACACTACGCTTCCTGTATCTTGAAATCCAAGAGTAGGAATCGGGAATACTATCGTTTTTACGTCTTGGATTCTTTGCCTCTAATACTTTAACCATTTCGACTTTAGTAGTTTCTTGTATATCACTATCAAAGTCAAATACTTGGTTCAATCTCCATAACGAACCGTTTAACATTTTCAACTTACTAAAGTCTAAGTTCCTAATATCTACAGGATTTAGTTTAAAGTATGCCGTTAATAACTTCGCATCTATATTAACCATCTCATTAAGACCTTGGAAGTAGTATTTACTAAAGGTGTTTAATGTCGTTATTGTTGTTGCTACGTAAAACAATTCATTAACTAACTTGAAGTTCTGGTCAAACGTAGGGTTTTGGTAATCATCGAAATGATGAACACATGGATAGGTAGTTAAATTTTCTCTATTCGCTGGGTCAGTTGGATTAATAGTATCTGTCAATGTCCAATTGCCAGCCTTTAAACCGTTGTTAATCATAACCCTCGGCACTCCTTTAACTGGCTTAACCGTACCGTTATCTATCTTTATGAATCTTGGAACTAAGATGTTAGGGCTTATCTCATAAGGTATAATTGTACCGTAAGGTAGTTCAATCTTATCTTGCCCTTTTGCGTAGTAACTCCCTTGCGTGTACTTTAAATTACCATACTCCTCTTCATAGGCTAAAGCGTATTCAGTCGCATCGAAGTCTTCAAGTTTCTTAAACGAATAAATAGATTCTTTTTTGTAGTCGTTAGCTGTCGGTTTTAATACTACGTCTTTATCATTGTCAAGTAACTGTGTCCAATCATCGAATACATTTGTAGCTCTATAAAAGTCAACTTCTGGCTCAATCTTTACAATTCCATCTTCGTCTTTATCTGACACTTGCAACTTGTACTGTCTAATCTGTCCAATTAGAAAATCGCTACACTTCATCTCAGGTAAAAATCTACCAATCTCAACTGTGTTACCATCTGTTAATGTTACATCTGTCGAGGTAAAATCAATTGTGATTGGACTTGCTTCTGTGATGTCCAAAGTAATACCACTACCAAATATATTTGTTGCATCTGTAATCAATACACTACCAGAGAAAAACAAGAACTCTATAATATCACCACTATTACAGGTTATGCTTCTGCTTGTGTTTGTGGTTGCTGTGATTGTTGCGCCTCCTGTTGCTGTCCATACCACCGTAGAAAGAGTGCCTAATTGATATTGTATTATTCCATTCTTTAATACATACATTTTAAAAGAACTACCACCGTAGAAAGTGTATGACCCAACATTATACTGATAAGCCAAACTCAAACTAATATTTAAGTTATAGTTTCCAGAGTATTGCACGTATATCTTCCCATCGTTCCATTGTGCAAGATTGTCTTGCGTAGTTGTGAATGTGGAATTTAAGTCGTTAAATATATTGAGCATTTTAAAAACTTCTGTGAATAATCTTGTATTAGGCAGTTGGTTATAAAGTGGTGGGTATCTCTCGCCCGACAAAGTAACAGTTCCAGCATCTAAGTTTATCAATCTGTTGTTAATTTGGCTTGGACTTAACGTCTTAATATCTCCACCGCCATAACCAAACAGCATATCTTTATAAAATGCAGACTCAATGAACGTACTTGAATACTCAACATCTAAGAACTCAAGTATTTTAATTAGCACCTCCCTTTGATAGACGTAAGGAATTAAATCCGTTGTACTGAATGTTGTTGTAGATAGTCGAGGTTTTCCACGCTCAACTAAAGCATAATAGTAACCGCTTCCAACTCCAGCACTCCAAGATGCTTTTATGTTTGTTCTGTTTAACGCATGGTTATAACTGCTCCAATCTAAATCGCTAACAAGTAAACTATCCAACAATAAGAACCAATCCACAGCCTCACTAAACAAAGTACAATCGAACTTGTAAACGCCTTGTGGAGTCTTTGTAATTGAGTTTAATTTAAGTAGTGCATCCGTTAAGATTGGTACTCCTTTCTTCTCATAAACTGCCGGAGCTTTCTGTGTTGCATCGTATGTTATAGTATCAGCTTTTACTGTAAAACTGAAATACCCAGCAAAGAAGTTTAGATTGTTTTGTGTACCCATTAAAGAAATAGACTTGCTGAAATTCCGCTTTCGTCTTGCTGGGTCTTTTAGGTCTGTTATAGATAGATTAATTGGTACAGGTATTCTGTCTGTTAAGTCTAACTCTAAACCATTACAAATTAGTTTATCATTCATATTGAAAGGCTTCTATGTTCTGTCGATTTACTGTATCTTACTGACTCGCTAATCAAATCTTCAAAGCGTTCTTGTATTATCTGGTAGCTTCCACCCTCAATATTGATGGGTAAGCCAATTGTATTAACACCGTAAAGCAGTAAGAAAGGAGATTTATACAACTCAACTAACCAATTTTGCAACAACTGCGTTAAGTAATCGCTTGTAAGTTCTCCCTTCTCTTTAACTGATTTACTAAAATCTACTGTTCCGCTTGTTTGTATGGCATAAACAAAGCTATTACCATCCCATTGCCCGAACTGCTTTCCATAACTCTCACTCGATACGCTTGCATTAAGTGCGTTATTGTGTTTAAATACGAATGTATCGTAAGATCCGAACTCATTCATCCATAATAAACTAAACGGCGCATTGCAATAATCATCAAAATACTCAAATGTTATTGAATCCTGTCCATCTATATCAACAATGAAGTAAGAAACACCCGCAATACCACCTAATACTATTGCATCTAAGATGCTTGATTTGAGGTTTAACTGCCAAATGTAGTAATTCTGTGTATCTGTGTACGTGTCAATCAACACATCTGAACTATCATAGAATCTTATTGTAAGCAATAAACTCTGATTTGTTATCATTGCAAGCTGTACGTCTTGACCTCTCAACACTTGAACACGTTCTGCTCTTGGATAGTTTGTTAAGAATTTTACAGCTTCGTAGTTTGTTTCAAAGTCTGAACTAATCCACGCTTCATTGCTTAAACACGCTTTAAAAGTGTAGGTTTCTGTACTTGTGGCAGTCGCTTGTGCTGTCGGTGTAGTACCATAGTACTCTGTTACCTTTACCTTAATCAAGTTCATCGTTCCGCTGTTCTGACTTATTACAGTTGAGATTGTAGGAGTAGGTACAATGTATCTTGTAATAGTCGAAGCATCAAAGTGTGCATAAATCCCATTCTCAGGAAACACTTTATCTGTTGCCACAACAGCACCGTTGATATAAGTTTCTACCAAGAACGAAAAGTTAGCCCCTGCCGTTTGGTTAGAACTGAATCTGTAAGTTACAGGGTTATCGCTTGGTGCGTACTTCTGTGGTATATCGTGAAATGTTACTGCCATGGTTCTACTATAATGATTTCAATGCTTCGTTTTAATAATTTCTCTATTGGCTTCTTTAATACATCTACCAACCTCTCATTAACGACATCTGTAAAAAATGGACGAGGTTCTTTTCCTTTCTTCTTTACGTTTGTCATAATCGCATAATCCAAAGAGTCATAACTGCTGAATGATGGAGGTAAGGTAATACCCTTGGCTGTTCTCCATTCTGCAATACTTTCTTTGAAAGACTTTGTACTTGGTGTGCTTCCCCAATCTGGAGCGCCATGTTTTACCTCTGTGCCGTTTACTCCGTAGTTGACAAACTTCCAGTANAAATCTGCTGTTATTCCTATATCAATCTGTCCTCCTTTATTCTGTACTTTAGTAGGCTTTATGCTTTGCTTCAGGTTATTTGTACCTTCAATATCGTAATGCTCAATTCTTTTTGTTAGTTGGTCTATTACGTCTTGAGTTAATTCTTGTAATAGTTTAGACAATGGAGATTGAGGAGAGGCTGTTAATACCTCTCTACTCGAACCTATATTCAAAGCACTTATTAAACTACCTTCGTTTGACACTATTCTTTTTACTATTTAAGTATTCTTTTTTAAGTTTGTTTGTTAAGTAGTCACATCTATGTGAGAAAGTGTAGATATTTAAATCTGTTACCTTATCCCAATCATCGTTGAAATACTCCTTGGCTATTCTGTCAATGACTTCTTCCCACTCAAATAGCTTCGAACCTTTGTTATTAGGTTTAGGGTTTTTTGGCTTGCTATCTGTTGGTGGATGGATGCGTTCATTGATTTGGTTGATTTTCGCAAAAAAAAACCAGTACACTCTAAAAAGGTAGTTAACTGCATCTCGTTCTCAAAAAGATTGTATCTGTCTTTTATTGGATTGATTAGGTTTTTATTCTCATCCTTTGCACCGTAAATTTCACCTTTAGGATAGTAGAACAAACAAGCCACCCGAACAGGGTCTTTCTTTATGTCGGACTTCTCAAAATCAATGTGCCAACCTATACCAACTTTCTCAGGGTTTATAAGTTCAAACTCCTTACCCTTTAATGTGATTGTTTGAGGTGGTTTACTCATCACCTTGAACTCGTTAAATAAGCCAAGCAGATGCTCGTATATTTTAAGTATCTCACCTTTGGTTGTGAACGCTTCTACTAAGCTCCTTTTCTCACCTGTGAACTCACAGACAAAATCTATCAAGTCGTTTAAGTTTCTCGGTGGCTCTTCTTCTATACCGTTCAAAGCCTTTAGATGTTTAATCCTTAAATCCTTTGTGTGTTTTGGTAGTCTAATCTCCATATCCTAATTCTATTGCATCTATTAATAACTGTAAATATTTAACTTCTATAACTGTTTTTGCTGAATCTTCACTTGCTAACTTCACTTGGAATAAGTTATCATTTATCATATCAATAGCAAGTTGTACTTCTTCTGTTCTATCCATGTCTTAAAGTGTAAATTTCGTTTGCAATCTCTATTTGTCTTTTGTTTCTTCTCTCTGTTACAGCTATGCTCTTGCTGTGGTCAATTGGTAGGTGTGTAATCCATCCCTTTGAGTGAGGTAATAGTGTTATCCTTTTGTCTTGTTTGATTGCTTCAAGGCTAAACACTAAATCACTCATCTTCTGATCTTGTGCATCCCACAATTTAGCATTGAAATACTCGGTACTAAATCCTGTTACTCCAGTTCCACAGACATCTATCAACTGCCATGCTCTGACTTCGTCTAAACATCTAAACGATTTATGACCGCTGTAATAATCAACGTCTAAACCTGTCAATATTCTACCATGGTGCGACACTATGCACTTGTGAGTTTCAATAGCCTTAACCATTACATCAACATAGTTAGGAGGGTAAAGCAAATCATCATCGCAACTCAAATAAATACATGGTTCATCTATTAATTCAAGACCGTAAAACTTGCCATTGTCTGCTAAGTCTTCGTTCTTATCATTATCATACAAGTAAATAGTATCCACTTGCTTTGATAGGCTTTTTAAAGCTGTATCACACGCTTTCTCTCTACCTTTGAATGTTGCCATTCCTACAATTACTTTCATAGCTTAATACCGCTTATTTTGTTTATAACATTATTATCGTGTATGTGCTGAATGTATAGCGTTTCATTACTCACGAATCTTGCTGGTGCGAATTTATTCATTGAAGTATGCGCTCTGTATTGTGCTGTCTTTCTTTCCTTGCTCAGTTCCACCAAACTAATAAATGGACTGTTAGGGTATCGTCTGTTTGTCTTATAGTAATCCTTACCATCGAACTGCACCCCTTTAACATCTAAAACCTCACGCTTAGATTGGAAGCTGTTCTGTATTGTTTCAATGAACTTAGGGAAGTACTCATCATCATTGTCAATCCTTGATGTTATCATCCATTCTCTTTCAATCTTCAATGCCTGTAAGAACTCTCTTGGCTGTGTTGTGCATCCAAGCCATTTAAAAGAGTACGTATTTAACAGTTCAGCAAGTTCTACTTGAAAGTGTTTAGGTGTAAACGCATCAATCGAGAATATCAGAACGAAGTCTTTATTTGTTTGTGCCTCTAAGCTGTCCAATAGTCGTTTAAACATCGGTAACCTCTCCACCATCCAAGCATCCTTGTCTTGAACGTTGTAAGGGTTTGAACTGTACAAGGCTAAATTGTACCTACATAATAAGAAATGATTAAACATACTGTTGTTTTATTTGATTTATTGCTTGTGTTCTTTTGTTTTGATAGAGTCTATCTCTATTGCCTAAACTCTTTTGCGCTTTGTGCCTTCTGTATCTGAATAAAACCTCATCACAGTAGCCTACCTTTGCGCCTTTAGAAAGTAACATTAAATTAAAATCGTACTCTTCACCCGTCCATAGCGATTCATTGAACATACCAAACCTCTGGAAGACATCTGCTCTGTAAAACATTGTACCTCCATGAAACACGTTTGAGTGAACCATGCGCATAACTGTTGGATGTGTTACCGGAGGCTTGTACAACTCCTCTCTTCCACTTTCAAAGAAGTTGATAGCGTTACCATGGATAAAATCGTACCCTTCAATAGCCTTTAAACTGTCCTCAATGCAGTTAGGAGTTAACAAATCATCTTCTGCAAAGTACTTGATGTACTCTCCCGTTGCCTTCTCTACTCCTCTGTTGATATTATAACCAATTCTGTTATCACTTTGGCTAAGTATCAACTCAATGTCTTTATGTGTTTGATTGTGTACTGACTCAACAGCCTCACTTAACCAACCTCTATCTGTTTTGTATGGTATTATTATGCTAACTTTACTCATTATCTTACTGTATAATCTCCGTTATATTTATCCCCGCTTCCTATTGCATACATCATAGCATCCATAAGGTGGTCTAATTCACTCTTTTGTGGTTTACCTGTCTTCTCATCCCAAACATAATGTCTTAACTCCGTAGCTAAGTTAGTACTTCTTTTGGTTATGAAGAACTGCTTCTCGTTTAATTTCTTAATTGCATAAGGTTTAATATCTTGTTTGCTCTCACATGGCACAGCGTTAACTCCAGCGTTGCGAAGTTCTTGTATTGACTTTGGCTCTGCATGATCGCAATAACAAACAGCACCATTGTACCCGTTGTTATACATCGCTTCACTTGCCTCAGGGTTTGTCAGTCTATTTGAGTATACAACCTCATCCAATACAAACGCACTGTTTAAAGTGTAGATATTAAGGCACGCAAACTTAGATATTGAGTAACCGAAATCCACTCCAGTATAAAGCAGTCTAGCATCCTTGATGTCATCTATGAACTCCCAATTAGGGAAGACCACACCTTGAACGCTCCCAATGTTTCCAAGACCGTACACCTCCCATAAATTTGCCCAATATGGATTTCTTATAGTTCCATCTTCATTGTACCCTAATTTCTTATAGTTGAGTATCTCATCCCTTTCAGCTTGTGGAAGCATCTCGTTATCTTCAAATGTCAATTGCAAGAAGTCGCAGTCTTCACGATGAAGCACATCTGTATCTACAAAGAACTCACAATCTGGATTGTAATCTAAATACACTTGCCCTGTTCTACTCGCAAGCTGTCGATAACTTTCAGCATCAATCTTGTTAACCTCGTTAAAGTACACTACATCACTTCTAAGACCTTTACCAACGTCTGACTTATCCAAGCCTATAAACTTAATGAACGAACCGTTAGGAAAGCGATAGAGCGTTGAAGCTATAAATCTGCTCTCTTCATAGATACCATACGAACGCATCACTTTAACGAAGTCTTTTATCACCGTTAAACGCATCTTTGTTAGTTCAGCAGATACTATCAATATCTCTTTATGCTCATTTGCGCTTGCATGATTAACCAACAACATAAGTATCGAGATAGTCTTGGCTGAACCTTGACCGCCACGAATAGCTTTTATCTTCTTTTTAAGACTTGCTATCTTACGTAATGAAGTGGTTTGTTTAAGCATCCGTTTCTGTGTCTGCTAATGGGTCTATGTTTAAAAGCTGAATGTTATGAGTGCTACTTGTTTCGCTTTGTTCTTTTAGGTTGTTTATCCTTGCTGTTAGATTGGAATTATAAGCTCCCAACATACCACCATCAATCTGTTCTCTTCTGATTTCTTCCCGTATGCGTGTAATGATAGGGCGATAATCTGTATAAGCATCGTCTGTATTCTTCAAATAGTGGTCAATTGTTCCAACCTTATCAAAGCAGAAGCATTTAAAACCCTCAATAATTAAAGGTCTTTCGATTGGTGTATTAACTCTCTCTCCATCCTTACCTACGTACTCTATCTTTATCCTTGGATTGTCTTTAACATCTTTTCGATACTCTTCAAATAGTTGCCATAGTTCTTCTGGAGTCTTTATGTATTTATGTTTTGCCATTAGTCTTCTTTTATTGGTGATGTTAACAAGTAGCTTACATCGTGATAATGTAAGGTCAGTATATTGTCGTTCATTTCATTGTGAAAGATATAGCGTGAGTTCTGTTTATCATCGTTGAATGTATCAAACGTGAATTTTCTTATTGCTCCACTTGATGATAGAATATAAAGCACCTTGTATCTTTCTTCATCCATTTATTAGATAGTTAATAAGACATAAATACCGTAACACGCTCCAGCGACTGCTATGATTGTGTAGATTATACCTCCTCCGTTTTGTTCTTTGTTTTCTGTTTCCATGTTATTTGTTTTTATAATCGTTTAGTTTCTCCAAGAATTTACGTCTTGAATTTGATTTAATATTCGGGTATTTCTTTCTTAGTTCTTTTAATGTTGATTCTGTTTGTTTAATCTCAACTACATTTTCAATCGATTTATCTATCTGCTCGTATGAATTGATATAATTGCTTACAACATTCATTGCAGTTAATAGGCATCCTTGACAATCTTGTTTCAGTATTCTCTCTTTGCCGGCATATCTACTTACATAAGCATAAACTACTGAAAGATGTAGAACTTCCTGTCTATTAAAATCCGTTTGACTGTGTTTGATTTTAAATCTTATAGCCTCAAGGCTTTCTTTTTCTTCTGTGTTCATCATTTTCTGTCTAATATTTGCGCCATGAAGTAAACTGCAATAGATGTAACTATATTGAAGGTTATAAATAATGTAATCCAAAACGATTGGCAAGGATAGCAGTCTATAAGTTTGTAGAATTTCGACTGTTTTAATCCTAACAATCTCTTTAACCAATACGAAATATTTAGCCAATAGAACAGCGCAAAGCTAATGAACCAGCTTAGAACCATCCAATTGAAGTTTAAATCTGTTTTAATCATGTTTAACATACCTTTCCTTTATTTGTTGTTTAATTGTATCACACGCTCTTTTAACTTTATAACGTGTCATGTCTTTTTGTTTAGATACTGTGTATTCGTTTGAACCAAAATAGCTATCTCTAAATATCATAACCTCTTTTTCAAATCCATCTATCTCTAATTCAAGTAAGATTTTGTTCAATTGTACAATGTCGTAACCTCCCTCAAAGTATTCAACCTCTTCTTTAAGTGGATAGTATAGTTTGTTAAATGCGCTTTTCTTATTGTGATATTCGTTACTTAATGAAAGGTAGATATACCTGTCTAATCTTTGAGGTATAGATGTGTCCAAGTTCTTTGGTAATCTCAAAAGGAGGTCATGAAGTAAATCCACTCCATCACTACCAGCAATGCTCCGAGCATAACCATAATACTTATCTAATCGTTTTATTATATTCTCGTCCATTGATTATATTTTCGTCAAGTATAATGATTATTTTCTAATCAACAAAGTTTTTACTGTTTTATTTTATAACTATATTTAAAGCACATTGAAACCATGCTTTATTTAAGGTTTATGCTCCTATCTAAGAACTCTTTTAAAGTTATTAAGTCAAGATAAAAAGCTGTTTGCAATTGTTGCTGGTAAACTATTTTTTCTGATACTGTCATATTGTTTTTTTTACTAAGTTAACTATATTATTTAAATAACCTACTATTATTTTATTTTATTTTCGATAACGTTAAATAAAAAACATTAAAACGTATTTTTATTCGGGCGTTAGCGCCAATGGCTATTTATTTAAGTTATCCTCTATACTATCAATACTTTTCTTAAAACTGTCAGATAGGCTGTCATAAGGTATTCCACCGCCACAGTTGCTAACACGTTGTATAAGTAATTGCTCACTTTCTGCATAATCCAAAAAGTCAGACATAAATTTTATTAAATCAAATCCGTTGCTTACTTTGTGTTTCCAATAAACAAGTTCGTGTGGCTTTAAATCTGCCTTTTCTAAAAATTTATTTATCAATTCAGTTTTGTTCATAATTTATTATTTAAGTTTATTCAATCGCAACTACTCATACAACATTAACGTTAGCAACAAGCACTACTCCCATTCCCCATTTACACGAACTACCTGAGAGCGTTCTATTTCTATATCGCCACTACCATCAGGTTTATCTTCATCCTTGAAGGT